CTGGCCTACGACTCACCCAATCGTCAAGCGTTCATCAGAGGCCATCTCAATTTATGGCTAGACACGACCTCGGCATGGCTGCCCTTGTCGCTCTGGTCCGAACGCGTCACCGACAAACCCATGCCGGCGTACCAGTGGCTGACCATTGACTCGAGCATTGACGAGTCTCGGTACATCGCAATCGGTTCAGCGTTTGACGGCGACCGCGTCATCGTGACGACAGCGTTCGTCGTGGAATCAGCTCAGCAAATGTGGGAACAAGTCGTCCGCATCATGGCCGACCCACAAGTCAAACTCGCTTGCACCCCATCATTAGAAATACATTGCCCTCCTGACCTTCGCCGGCGTATGACGATCGTTGGCTATGCGGAGCTTTTGAAGTGGACGTCATCAGCGAAAGCGATGATCGTTGAGGATCGTGTACGCCACACTGGAGATCTTGCTCTTGCCGAACATATGGCTCGAAGCGTCGCCGTTAAAACTGGCGGTACGGTCGTTCTCAGTTCGCAGAAGTCACCCGGCCCGATTGAACTTGCGCGCTGTGCAGTGTGGGGAATGATGCTCGCATCAAAACCGACAGCTCGAGCAAAGCCTGCAATGGCTTTCGGTTGACCTTAGTGGACAGACGCTGGAGAGTTTGCGAGACTCCGAAGCGATGGCACTCTTCAGCAGATCGAAGCGAAACGCGACACCCGCGTTTGCTCACGAGCCTCTCAACGCTGCAGCTGGAAGTGCTGCACAAGGCGGACTAGGTCAGTTTTGGAGTTACCACGTCGGGGCTGCCTCCGAACTGGCCTTGTCCGTTCCTACAGTTTCTCGAGCGACACAGATGATCATCTCGCTCGTCGGTTCACTACCGCTTCGCCACTACACGACACAATGGTCTGGAGAGCGTTACGAGAAAATTTTCCTCGAAACCGAATCTTGGATGGACACTCCAGATCCAACCTTGACGCGTAACTTCATCATGTCAAATACCTGCATGGATCTCATGATGCGCGGACGCGCGTTCTGGTATGTCACCTCACGCTCATCTGCCACAGGTCGTCCGCTTTCGTTCCAGTGGATGCCCGGCGAAATGGTTTTGACAGTTGATCAACCGGGCCCGCAGTACTTCGGAAAATCCAACGACATCACATTTAACGGAATCCAGATCCCAACACAAGATGTCATCCAGTTCCTCGCACCAGTTCAAGGATTCCTCTGGACAGGTCGCCGAGTCCTAGAGACCGCAATCAAACTTGATCGCTCAGCTGAACGCTTCGCATCAAACGAGATCGTCGCTGGATATTTACAACAGACCGACTCATCCGAACCGCTTGACGCCGAGTCACTCGGTGAGCTCGCTGCAGCATGGTCTAAAGCTCGCCAAGTAAACGCCGTGGGGGCCTTAAATTCGGCTGTAAAATATGAGCAATTTCAAACCGACGCGTCAAAAATGCAGCTTGTCGAAGCTCGAAACTTCAGCGCACTTGAACTCTCACGCGCAATCGGAGTCCCTGCCAACCTTCTCGGAATTTCCATCTCTGGTTACAATTATGTCAATGCTCTTCAGGCCAAGCAGGATCTATATCTGCTCGGAGCGAAGTTGTACATGGACTGCATCCAAGAGACCCTCAGTGGCCCTGACATTTTGCCTCGGAATCGTTTCGTTGAGTTTGACACCGAAGATCTCATCGCAGATGTAGAGATGAATCACACTGAGATCAGTGTTGAAGAACCAGCATCATCAAGAACACAGGAAGTCTCATGATTCGACTTACAGCTCAACAAGTAACACTGGACGCATCAGCAGACGGTGAACCAACACGTCAGATCACAGGGCTCGCCGTTCCTTGGAATGTCAAAGCAACTTTGAGTGGTGGTGAGAGTGTGATCTTCCTTGAAGGTTCACTTCCCGAAGATGGCCCGATGCCAAAGCTCTTGGAATACCACGACGAGACACGCGTCATTGGTCGAGTCACCGAGAGAGTGTCAACCAGCGAAGGCATGATGTTTGTGGCAAAACTGAGTGCGACAAGAGCTGCAGATGACGCCCTCGCACTGCTCGCCGATGGAGCTCTTGATTCGGTGTCCGTAGGCGCAGTGCCACTTAAGTTCAAGCGTCTAGCAGACGGCACTTTAGAGGTATCTGAGGCCAAGTTCTTGGAACTCTCGGTCGTCACTCAGCCGGCCTACGAATCAGCGCAGGTCTATTCAGTCGCAGCCTCTTCACCCGAAGAGGAAGCACCCGACGAAGAAGAAGTAATACCCAACCCAACCCCAACATCCGAGGAGGATGAAATGTCAGAAGCAATCGAAGCATCAGCAGTTCCCACTGCACCAATTTTTGCAACAGCAAAAGCACCTTTCAAATTGCCGAGCCCGTCGGAATACATCGCAGCGATGCACGCTGGCGGTGCAGACTTCGCACAGCTCAACGCAAACATCAAAGCGGCAGCTCCTAATGTCACCACCACCGACACACCCGGCATTCTTCCAGAGATCATCACGGGCAGCACCTACGATTCGCTAAATCCGATCCGACCTTTCGTCAGTGCCATCGGAACTCGCGCCATGCCACAAGCAGGAGCCACTTTCCGTCGAGCAAAAATTACGACAAGGCCGACCGCAACTCAGCAGTCATCCGAGCTCGCAACCCTTGATCCATCAACTGTCGTCGTGTCAAACACGGACATCTCGAAACTGACTTTCGGAACGTATGTGGTCGTGTCCGAACAAGATGTGGACTTCACCGATCCCGCGTCAATTGACATCATCCTCAATCAGTTAGCGATCGCCTACGGTCAGGCCACCGACAACTACGCAGTCGATCAGCTTGTTGCTCAAACTTCACAGACCGAAACTCTCACCAGTTTCAGTGGTGCAGACATTGTTGAAGCGATCTACGGAGCTGCTTACCAGATCAGCAACTCGAGCAACTACTTGCCGACTCACTATGTGGTCGCTCCCGTAACTTGGGCGAAATTGGGCATGGCTGTCGATGACCAAAATCGTCCGGTATTTCCGTTCGTGGGCTCGCAGAACCTCATCGGTCAAAACGCTGCAGGCTCACAGTCCGCAACCTCATGGAACGGCAACCCTCTCGGCTTGTCGCTTGTCGTTGACAAGAACATGGCAGGCGGAACCAGCACCGGCACTCTGTCCGGAGTTGTTGGACACGCTGCAGGCCCAGCAGCAGGCTTCGAGTTCTATGAGAGCAACAGGGGAGCCGTCCAAGTGCAGAAACCATCAATCCTCGGTGTTGAGATCGCGTGGCGTGGTTTTGCAGCGGTCTACATGGCTGACGCGACCAAGTTCGTCAAAATCGTTAACGCCTGAACCGAATGACGAAGAGAGAGATCTGAACGATGCCGACATACACAGTGACGCACCACCAGCGTCTAGACAATGTCGCCGTCGTTCAGACTCTCGAGTCAACCGACATCGCAATCGGTCAACAGATCACACTCTCAGGACTCGGACACAGTCTCAACGGCACACACACAGTGTTCGCAGTGCCGACCTACTTGTTCATCGGTGTAGACGACGAAGGTGACTATCTCTACAACTATGACGTCATTATTCCGAATCAGTTGCTCTTTCAAGACGCAGGAGATGACCTTGAGCGTTCAGCTGCAGATCCTGTCGGCTCGCTCGTCTGGACTCAGACTTGCACATGGATAACAGTTGCGGATCTGACCGAGTTTCTCGGAATTAGCGGAGCGACCGCCAACGACACAGCTTTCATGACCTCATCAGTTAACGCTTCAAATGCATGGTCATTTCGACGCAGAGTGCAGGCCGGCTACCACGACAGTCTCACGACCGTCCCTGATGCTGCAGTCAAAGCTGGCGTCGTGCTTATGGCGGCCTCGTTGTACCGTGAAAGAGGGAGCATCGACTCCTTCCAAAGCTTCCAAGACATGAGCATCAGCGCACCAGTCGCCTCAATGGGCCGAATCAACCAGTTGCTCGGCATCAAGAGAAGTCAAGTGGCATGAAATGGCAGGCATCTTCACAGACGCAATTGACGCAGTCTCGGCGACGATCACAGCTCTCGGCCTCAAGCCGGTCACTGATCCTCGGAACGCTCGACCTCTTACTGTATTCATTGAGCTTCCTACTTTCACTTCGTTCAATAACCAAACAGCGGACATCACGATTGATCTCCGAGTCTTGGGCGCGCCACCCGGCAACCAAGACACTACGGACTACATACTCGGAGTCGTTGATCAACTCATGAACTCTTCTCTCGCAGTCACAGCTGGACGACCCACAGTCGCTCAGATCGGATCGCAAGATCTCCCTGCATACGACCTCACAATTAGAATCGGCTCAAGCCGCAGATAAAGGACAAACAATGCCCACAACATACTTATCAAA